TGAGTAAAGGTCCGATCTTGAGGGATCGTACGAAGGAGATCGAAGACTTGGACTGACAAAGGTTCTAAAATAACCTGAGTAATCCAATCGACGATTCCGACAATACGAGCCTTAAGTTCTGGATCTTGAACAATGGAAAGTCGCCGTAAAGGTAGATCTGAAAGGTTGTAACCCAACTTAGAAAGTGATTCCACTTTCTTGTTGACTAACTCCCAATTCAGAATCTTCCGATACGACATAAGGACTGACTTGAGGTACTCTGCTCCCGGTATTCCAATTATATTTACTATCGCAGCCCACATAGGGCCGTCGAATAGTGAAAGACAATGGATTGCCGTAAGAACAGGGTGCCCAAGAGGTCCTCCTTTCATAGAGAAGAAGAATATCTCTCGGGACCATACAGGTCGAAACAACTCGAGCTTAAAGTCTGACACAAACTTTGTAACAAAGTCTGGATCAATCTTTAGGCGCGTTCCTGTAAATTCTGCAGTAATGCTAGAATAATCAGGGGTTGCTTCGCACACCATGGCTCGGGAAATAACCAGGAGGGTCATTACGAACCGCAGTTTAGCTGGATCCTGAGAGTCAACTAGTTCTTTTAGGAACCAGATGCACTTAGGAAAACCATCTCGAAGTCCGACGATTTCATTCACTACAAGTAGTGGTGAACCCGAAAGATAACGAGTGACAACTAACCGAAGGAGTTTAATTCTTCGGATAGTCCAGGCTAAACCCTTAGTTCGAATGTACTTACCAATTAGCGCAAGCCATTGGTCAATACATTCCCGTACTTTACTTCCATCCAAGGAATGAAACCATAGCAACCCTACCCACATCAGAGTAGTTTTGAAATGCTTCATGATCTTGTGATAAAGTATTGTCGTGGTAATGAATGGTCGAAACGAAATCACCCCGTTGCCTCTCTGATGTGCACCTACAGAATTCTTAATACACTAATGCTAAACCAGACACTAGTAATTAAGGGAACCTGGACCGTGCTTTACGATCGAAGGAGATCGTATCTCTCGGTAACAAATACACCGTGAGAAGCAAACTTGGGGAGTCTCTAGTGTTGCTAACTACCAGTTGGTAGCCAACAACCGACCCATCACCGGCTTTAATAAGGTCCCATGAGTAGTTCCCTCTCGGGGTCTCAAGTTGACGGACCGGTTACCTACACCAACCGATATTTATGGAGTAGGGGGAACACCTTCCTGTAAGGGAAGGCGGCGCGACTGGGTCAAACCAGCGTTGCTGTGCC